GTGAGAGTAGCTACCAGGGATTGATTTCCTGGCCGCGGAGTCATGCCCCGCCCCTACAGCCGTGGAGTACTAACATCTGGGCCCACGCTCCCCAACGATGACCTGAAGCGCAAGGTCTTTTCATTACTATTGTCATAGCAAATCGCTTAGTGCGGGAATACGCGGCTTATCCTACCACAGAAGGTAGGGGGCCCAGGCTTTCCTCACAAGCCTCTTGGCTGTGCAACCACTCTCATTCTCCGGGTTTAGCACCCACTATTTCTTATCGTCCATAGCGGGCCCGACGACGTTCCGTGCGGTTTGGCACTCAGACCAACCACACTCATACACCGGGGGGGGTTCCGATTCTCGAAGCAAACTGTCCTGATCGAACAGTAAGCGATCGGGAATCGCAACAGACCGCACACCAACTTCTCGCGATTGTTCGAAAGCTGCCTTCTCTAGCTTTCGACGTCGATTCACATCACTCAACCTAGCCCCAGAAAACTGGGAGCCACGGAAAGTCACGGAGCGAACCGGTCCACAAACAGGTTCAACCCTCCTAATGGAGGAAAGGGCAAGACAGTACCGTAGTGCTGCCTTGACGCGGCAACAAGAGAAGCCCATTGTGAACTTCCATGCTGCCGTCTCCCTCGCCGCCATTTGGCGAATTTCTTCTGTCGTCTCCTCCTCCGGCAACCGAGAAAACTCCTCAGAAGAGAGAGTAATCCCGTGCCCAACGGGCGGAGACGGAACCAGAACAGGCTCAGGATCGAAAAGAGCCAACTTGAAGAGTCCTCCAAGTCTCCAAGCAAGTGTCCCTCGGAAACCGAGCTCATGAAGAGTCAATCTAGTTGACCGCAAAGAGCGAAGTTTTGAGCGGAACCAGACCAACCCGGCGCGGAAGCGCTGGTTACTGGTAACACCTGCAAGAAACAAGGAAAACTCCCTGCCAAGCGAGTTCACGAACTCAGACGACCGTAGACGGCCGAAACGCAATGTAGGCACGACCCGAAGGTAGCCACCTACAAAACGTAACAGAGTACTGTTCAGAGAACCGTACTCACCGTCCACAGAAGTCTTTGTTCGCTCGACCTCGAGCCCAAGCTCCCCAACTTTCCCCATCCACACGTCCGACGCCTCCTTCGTCGACTGAAACAGTATGTCGTCCCCGTTTATCAGACAGGGGGCCGATACCGTCTCTTTCCAGCTGAGCCCTGAGCATCGCATTGCGTACAAGTACGCAATACGATTCTGCAGGCAAAGCAGAGGAAAAGAGAGGTAAGAGCCCATCATCTGCCCAATGGAAGGACGACCTACGTATTTCTTCGACGAAAGAGGGCAACTCGACGGACCATCGACCCAATAAAGGATCGGCCGAAGAATCTGCATTGCCCTCTCAGTGACAGAAGCAGGAAGAACAGTGGAAGAGGCAAGGATAGTACCCAAGATCACTTCTGCGACTTCGATCGACAAATTGTCGGTAGCCGAAGCGTAGTCGCCTGATGTGAGGATACCCTTTCCTTGGTGAAACCCCGCTTTCGCCAGTTTCTCATTCGACACATCGCCTCGGGACAACCACTTGCACCTCGAAAGGTGGTTATAAATTGTCTTGTGAAGCGGTCGGAGGAGAAGCTCGTCGGATGAAAACTTCGTCAGAGGACGAGGTTTCCCAGCTGACTGGACGACAATCAATTCGGCTTCTGGGGCCGGGCGGTCGGGTCGAGAAGGACCACTAAGCGCCTCCGTAAGGAAGCAACTGTGATCAATTCCCGTACCCAACGCGCCTCCCTCAGAACGAGTCGAATCAGTCGTCGC